CGGCGCACCTCGTTGACGGTCAGCCAGCCGTCCGCGATGCCCAGGTGGAACACGTCGGCGCGGGTCTTGGGATCGCCGCGCAACAAACCGTCGAGACTGTGCTCGGCGAAGTGATCCCGTCGCGTACGGTCCGTCATCAACTGGCGGGCGATGGCCTGCTCCCAGGCGACCAGGTGACGGCGAAGCCCGTAGGTCACGAAGTGCTGCGCGAGCGCCACGCTGGCGCTGTAGTTGGCATCCCGCTGCGCGCCGATGATGACCGGCGGGACGCGGAAGATGCGCGCAATTTCCTCCACGCTGAACTGCATCTGCTCGATGAACTGCGCGTCGGCGTTCGAGATGGACAGCGGCACGAACTTCATGCCGGCGCTCAAAATGCCGATGCGGTTCGGGTTCATGGCATCCACGCCGTACGTGGAGTACCAGCCTTCCCGGAGCCGCTTGGCTTCCTCCTCGGTGATCCGGCCCTCGACCGTCAGCAGCCCGGTGGGCCGTGCGTTCTGGCGCAGCAGGCGGCCAGCGAACCGGTTTTGCACCTGCGCCAGCGCGACCGCATCGCGTGCGACCTGAATCGGTGAACGCCCCACGATGCCGTCATCCGATCGGCCGCGCAGGTGGAAGACTTCATCGCTGAGGTACCGGCGGCGACCGCGCGTGTCGCTTACGTCGTACACCAGCCGATCGCCACCGGCGACGCTCACCACCACGCTATCCGGGTGGATCGGGACCAGCGCCGTCAATCGGCCCTCGCTGTCGTACCGGCGCAGCGCGTAGGCGTTGCCGCGCAGCAGGACGTGCGCCGTCAGCATCTCGCGGAACTCGACCGCGCTCTGCCAGGGGTTCGGCGCGTCGTGCAGCAGCGCGTGCAGCGGGTGATCCGTTGCACGCTCGCGGCTGCCGTCCTCGCTGCGCCGGTAGACGTGCAAGGGAAGCGATCCGATCGTCTCGGCGATGGCCGAAACGCATGCGTACACGGTCGCCACGCCCTCGGCGCTGGACGGGCTCACAGGCTCACCGGACGATGCCCGCGGGCCCACCATCGATTCGAGGTCCGCCAACGTGACGGCGCGGGACTCGGGCGCCAGCCAGGACGCGATGCGCTGTCGGAGACTCATGCGCGCACGGTCTCCAAGTACCTGCGGCGCAGGGTCAGGACGGGCCGCTTGTTGCGCGGGTCGACGCTGGTCTGCGGATACGCCGGCCAGGCCTGCACCACGCTCACCTCGGCAAGGTCGACTTGTCGCAGGGTGCGCAGGTCGCCTTTCCACTCGTCGCCACCCTTCGGCACGCGGAAGCCGAACGACATCCCGCCAAGGTCGCCGCGCTCGGCGAGCGCGAGAATGTCGCGGCCGATGGTGGTCTCCGGCAGGTCAAGCTCGAAGGTCAAGCCGCGGTCATCCTCGGCCAGCCGCAGCGTGCCCGACTTGGTGCGCGCGAGCACACGGGCCGGGTCGTGGTCTGCCAGCGCGAGAATGTCGCGGCCAGCGCGCAGGGACGTGGCGAACGCCCCCGGCGCGATGACTTCGCGGAAGCCGCCGATGGCGGTCTCCACGTTGTAGGTGGCCACGCGCCCCGCGAGCTTGCGCGCTTGCGCGCGCAGCTCCGTGGCTTGACGGCGTTCGATGTCGGTCACGGGGTGATGCCGACAATGCGGCCCAGGGCGGCCGGGCGGGTGAGCTGCACGTCGGCGCGCAGCCAGGCGATCATGCCGATCTGCCCGACTTCCGCATACCGCTGGTCGAGGATCGACACCTGCAAGTCCGTGCGAAGGCCGATCAGGCACTCGGCGAAGTCGCCGGCGAGGATCGTCGAGGCGTTCGTGGCCGTGCCCTGCGTCTCAGTGATCGGCATCGAGGTCGTGGTCAGCAGCGGCACGTTCGCCAGGCGCGGCGGCGGCTGCAGCGGCTGGTTGTCGGTCGCAGTGAATCCGTAGATCGCGCGCGCCGTTCGCGGGTGCATGACCATCGCCGTCAAGGCGCCGGCGTTCGCGCTTTCCAGGGATTGCACCAAGTTCAGCGGCTGCGTCCAGTTGGTGAGCGCCGCACCGTTGGTGCCCATGCTCACGGTCTGAACGCCGCTCTGGCCACGGATGCCCAGCGGAATCGGGGCGACGCCCGAGCCGACCAGCACCGCACCATCCAGTGCGACCGCCATCGCCTGCGCCAGGATGTTCTGCGAGGCGCCGGCGGTGTTCTGGCCGTCCTCCAGTAGTTCGCGGCTCACGTTGAACCGGACCGCGAGCGAGCGCGCAGTGAAGGTCACGCGGTCGAAGGTCGGATCCGACTCGGCGATCGCGGCATTCTCGGCGCGCCACGCGGCCACCGGGTCGGTGAGCTGCCGCGCGATGGCCAGGGTCTGCGCCGTCATCGGCACCGTCTGGCAGCCCGCGGCGATGGCCACGCTGCGGGCGCGCAGCGCATCGATCAACTGCGCGGCCAGCGGTGAGGGCACGATTGCGCCGCCCGCGGCGATCGTGCCCTGCCCGAGCACACGGCGTTCCAGTTCGGAGCGCGGGCCCAGCGCCAGGGCGCGCAAGAATCCGCCGACGCCAAGCTCGGCAGCGTGATTGCAGACCGGCGCGAAGTCCGCCAGGCGGTGACGCTTCGCCAGGACGGGAACGCCCCGGCCTTCGCGGTCGCGCCAGACTTGGCCATCGAGGTCGGCCCGCGCCTCGGCGGCGTGGCCCTCGAACGCGCGCACCTCGCGCACCGGACCGGACACCGGCGCGGCAGCCGCACGCTTGTCGAGGTCGTTCAGGAACTCCGCGCGACGCTCGTCGGCCTCCAGGCGCTCGATCTCGCCCTTGAACTCGTCGAACCGCTTGCCCTCGTCGGCCGTCAGCTCGCGGCCCGCCGACTCGGCGGCGTTCACCATCTCGCGCATGGCCTTCGCGGCAGCGGCGCGGCGCTCTCGAATCTCGTGCAATCGCATGTCGGCGCCTCCCGGCGCAGTGGGTTCGTGCGCAGCGTGGCAATCGAAAAGGACATGCAACAGGCGGACACATGCCCGCCCCAAATGTCCGCCCTATCCGAAGAAGCTCACGGGCGATTCCTTCGCTGGCGCGGGCTCGTTCAGCAGGCGCCGGACGTGCCGCTTGGTCTTTCCCAGCCGTTTCGCGATCACGGCCACCGGGTTGTCGACGTTCGCTGCCTTCAGTTCGCGCGCAAGCCGGTGTGCCTTCTCCCGCGTGCTGCCAGGGCCCGCGTAGCGCGCTACGGCCGCACGTCGGTCCTCGGCGACCACCTGCCCACGGGTCTCCTCGATCGTCGCTTGCAGGGCGTCCAGGACGGCCAGGATGCGCAGTCGGTTCGCCGGGGTCATGGGCGCCCCCACGACTCGTGCAACCCGGACCTGAATCCTTGCGGTTTATGGGAAAAGTGCTGCGCAGCCCGTGCCGGGGATCGATCTTTTTTCGTGATTTCAAGATCGCGAAGTCGGTCGGCCACCAGGGAACACGCGTCCCAACTGTCACGACTGTCACGCGCTGTCACGCTGTCACGTGACGGGCGTGACGGCCAGGTGTCACGTGTCACACACCCCTTAGGGTGTGACGCGTGACAGCCGCCACGGACCATGTCAGTCGCCATTGGATGCCCTCCGGTAGTCGGAGGCCTGCTTGGCGATGGCCTGCTGCTCGTCCATCCGCTTCTTGGTGCGGAACACCTTGCCCCGGTTGATGCCCGTCGCGCGCTCGATATCCCGCACGCTGCGACCCTCGGCGAGCATGCGCTCGATCTCTTCGCCCTCCTCGTCGCCCACCTTCGCCCATGTCCAAGCCGGCGCACCTGTGGGCCCAGGCTCAAGCCCCACGTCGACTGTGGCGACCGCATCGCCGTAGAGCCCGCGCGCCTTGGTGAACTCCACGCGGGCCCGCAGTCCATCGCTGGGTAGGTAGCCAGGCGGTCGCGTTAGCGCGATGCTGGTGTCGAGTAGGTCCTCGCGCTTGCTGGTCCCTCGCTGCTGCCCTTGTTTTCCTGCGTGGTGGATGAACAGGACGCTGCGCCCCTGCCTGCGCATGTCCAGGGCCCACGACGCGACACTGGTCCAGGACTCGGCGTCGTTCTCGACACCGGTGCGCGCCAAGCACGACAGGTTGTCGATCACAATCAACCGCGTGTCGGGGCGAAGTGCGCGATTGACCAGCGCATGCCCGGCTTCCGTGGATAGGTCCGGCATCGGCCCGTCGACCAGGTCGGGCGTTACGATCCTGAGCTTGGCGGGGTCAGCCTTCCGATCGGATGCCGCTTCGATCATCCGCAGACGCGACTGCATGTCGCCCGCGGCCATCTCGCCGTCGAAGTACAACACGCCCTGAGGCTCGGGCGCATGCCAGTGCAGGAACCGACCGCCGGCCGAAACGGCGTACCCGATGCCTAGGCTCAGCATCGTCTTTCCGGTGCCGCGCCAGGCGGACAACATCGACAACGACTTGGCGCGCATCCATGGCGCCAGCAGGAACGGGCGCGGTGGGAAGTCGACGGCCAGGAAGTCGTCTATCTGCACCGCATTCAGGCGCGTGCTTTCCGCCGGGTCTATCGGCGGCGCATACGGGTGATTCATGGTTTGCCCTCGCGTGGGGTCGGGGTGCGCGCTTCACAGCGGGCGGGTCAGTTGGCTCGCGATCCTTCGCCGGCGAGCAATGCCTCGGCGGCTTCCACTACCTGCGTCGCCCTCCGCATGGCGGCATTCATCGCCAGCAGTTCGTCGATCATGATCAGCAGGCTCTGCCGCATCCGATCGAAGCCCGCGGGATTGACGCGGGCCCCGGCAGCCACGGCGTGCGGGTCGAGATTGCCGAGACGCCGGAGGTATTCGTCGGCCGTGATCTCAATCATGCGGCCCCCGGCGCGTTAGCGCGGGCTGCTGCTGCTGCGCGTAGTGCGGCGACCCGAAGTGCATCGGCTTGCAGCGCCAGGGATTCGAGGGCGCCGGGGTCGGGCTTGGCGGCGTCCAGGTCGCGCGCCATGCGGCAGGTAGCGCCGGCGGCCTCGTTGAGGATTCGCACACGCTCGGGCAGCGTGATCCCGTAGAGCGCACGGCGTGCGGCGAGGTCGATGGGCTGGTTCATGCGGCCACCGCCTGCGCTGCCTGCGGTGCGCCGTTCCGGGCGAGCCCGTCGATCACGTGCTCGTGCCAGTAGTTCCGGCCCGCGATAACGACAGGCGCCGGCAGGATGCCGATCTTGCGCCAGCGGTGGATGGTCATGTTCGAGACGTTGCCGAGCCGGCGGCGCACGTCGCGCTGCGAAACAAGGTGCGTTGTGGTCACTTTTGTGCTCCCGCGTTATGGAACGCGGGGCGACCTTATGGGACACGTCCGGGGTGAATCTATTTCACGCCTGCCGGTTCACCTTCCGCCACCGGCACCATTGGCTATATGCGGACGTGCCACTGCGGTTGAATCGCTTGGCGACGCGCTCGGCTATCCGCTTGTCGCTCTCGCCGTTCCTCTTGTGCGCGATCTCCAGCGCGATGCGTTCCAGCATCAACCGCGTGGTCTCGCGCTCGTGTTGCCGCGCACCGCCGAGCTTGCCTGTACGCTTTCCGGAAAGAAGCTCTAAACCGTCCGCGACTGCGCGCGAATCGCTGGCCTCCATGACGCGGCGGATCGCGGCTGTCATCCAATCGCGAATCAGTGGCGGTAGCGGTTCGCCATCGTCCAGGTAGACCAAAGCGGCAGCGAGGACGCACGCCCCGTTACGTGTGTGTGCGTAGTCCATCAGGTGCCCGCTAGCCTCATGGTCCCGCAGCATTGCGAACACAGCGGCTCCGTCGGCTTGTGGCGCCGCCGGCTGTGGCGCCTCGCGCTCCCGGTCATCGGGAGCGCGGGCGGGCTTCGTGGGCTTCCGTGCGGCCATGGCCCTAGCGCGGCGCTTGTTCCAGCGCGTGGGCATCCCGGCGCGCATCTCCGGCCAGGTCTCGCGCGAGGAACGCGAGCTGGTCCTGCGTGGCCTCGTCCATGTGCTTAGCGGCCATCGTCTCCAACAGGGCGACGAGTTGATCGAGCCGGATGGACAGCCGCGTGATCGTGTCGCGCTCGGTCGCGGTCGTCATGCGCTGGCATCCTTCCGGTAGAGCACGTCAACGGTGCGCTGCAGCCGCAGGCCGATGGCGTCCAGCATGCCGCCGATCGTCGACACCGTTTCTTCGGCGAGGTTCTGGGGATTCGAGTGCACCAGCAAATCGGAGATTGCGTGCAGTTCGGCTAGCGCCTGTT